CGAAGGGGTGCTGTCGTTACCCCACACCGAAGTGGTGAAGTAGTTGCTGGCCCAGTCACGTTCCTGACGAATCATCATCTGGTGCGTGAGGAAGCGAGTAGCGTCCATGTCGGGGTCCAGCGGGGTGTCGCTGTTCGCACGAACCTGGTCGCCAATGTCCTTGTGTAACGCCCACACCGACGACGAATAGGTGTCGGTGCTGAGCGAGTAACCCGAACCAGCAGATTCCGTACCATCGGCACGGACCTTCGCCTGATCGCGGTAGAAATCTGCCTGCGAGTAGGTGAAGTACTTGTCGGACTGCTTGTTCACGCTGATCGTCGGGAACACTCGCGAAGCCACGAACGAATCCATTTCGTTCATGTAGGCAACGCTCATGTTCGTCAGGATCGCGTCAACATGGACCTGAGACTGAGTGGGCTGAGGCATTTCTATTTCTCCTTAGATCAGGCCGCGAGACAGTTCGACGGGTTGAGGAACATGGTGACAGTCTGTCCAGCAGAACCGGCTTCGATGGCCTGTCCCATGACAGTCACGGTGGTGTCGGAACCGCGGGTGATTGCGTCAGCCTGCGAGTCGCTAGACGTACCGATGATGTTGCCAGCCGCGAGATTTCCGTCGGCAACCACCTTGGTGATTCCGAAGATACAGATTTCCGCGGCCTGTCCCGAAGTCGGCGTGTTCTGAAGAACACCGATCGGAACGTCAGTGATCGCGGTACAGACATTCACGGTCGTCGCAGTAGCCAACTTCACGAAGTGGAACTGCTTGGCCGAGAGGTCAGCCGCGGCGGTGAGATTGCCCAACTTGAGTTGCGCGCCTTCGTAAGCCATTGGTCAGATTCCCTTCTGGGTCAAGTACTGGTTGTACAGGTCTTTGTTGCTAGTGGCGATGAGGGTCACGGCCTTGGCGAAGTCCGAAGCCTTGCCTTCAATCACCATCTGTTGCGCCTGGGCCTGAATGGTTGCCCATGCGTCGTTCTCAGCCTTGGCAGTCGTGCCAATCTCAGCGAGGACGGACGACTCAGCGAGAGCGCGAGCCGAAGCGTCAAGAATCTTTTCGATGACTTCGGACTCTGCGGGCAACTGGGCGCGAAGGGCGCACAGCACAGGGGCGAACTCGTCAGCGTTCAACTCCGGCAGGGCTTCCCAAGCCTTAGCGACTTCGGTTGCCTTGTCCAGCGCACGAACCGCTTCCAACGCTTCCTTCTCCTTGCGAATGTCGTCCAACTGCTTACGAAGGTCCGACAGTTCCTTACGAACCGAGTCGTCGGCTTCCACAGCCTTCTCCACTTCCGGCTCAGGTGTCTCAGTGACTTCAAGGTCCACTGGGTTCTCCTTTGTTTCTTCGGTGTTGATTACTTCCAGAAGGGCAGTGTCCATGTCTTCTGACTTCATGACAAGCCAGCCTTCGTGAAGATGGGCAGGGTGGTCCACGCCACTTGTTTCCTTGACCATCAGGTCAGCGAGTTTCGTGGAACGAGCCATCGCCGTAGATGGTAGGCACTGACGCGTCTGTCGCCTTGTAGGTGGAACCGTGTTTCTGGTTGTTGGTCTACAAGATGTTGTGGTCAGTCGTTGGCGGTCTTCGCCTTGCCGAAGGTCTGACTGAATGTCTGTATCGGCAGTCCTGTGTAGGGGTCTAGGCGTGCGGTGACTTTCAGTGCCTTGGTTGCGAGGGTCTTAGCGTTCTGAATCGTCGCTATCGTGCGCTGGTTGCGATAGGCGTGGATTGCGCCTAGGGCATACGCAGAACCAGTACCCAGCGCATAGATACCGTTCTGATCAGAAGCCCACGAATAGTCAGACTCCACAACATAGATAGAAGCGTTCACAACAGCAATCACTGTGCTGTTCTGTTCAGCCTGATGTGTCTTGCGGTCACCGTCAGCAGTGGAATAGCCATGCTCATCGAAGCAGGCCCGCAACGCAGGAATGAACTTCGTCGTAATGAAACCGTCCAGTTTCTTTCCCGACAAGGTGACACCAGGCGTGGGTGGAACGAACGCGTGCTGAATCAGGTTGATTGCCCGAACGTCACCAGCCGCGCCCAGCAGATACTTGCCGTTCGTGGTGACCTTGCTCATGCCGTTACCCAGTGTCCCTGACTGGTAGGCGTTTCCATCGGAATCGAACGAAGCGATACGACTGTCAGTGGCGAGAACCGCCCAGCCTTCACCCTGGATTCCAATGATAGTGGTCATGACTGTGGCGCGCTGTATTCCTTGCCACGCCACATGGCCCAACCGTGATGAATGGCAATCTGTTCGTAGGCGAACATTCCCGTTTCAGGGTTGTAAGGGATAACAGCGCACCCCTGTTGCCAGTTCTCATAGCGTTGGACAGGTCTACCCCACAGGTCTACGCCACCCTTCGTGGAAGGCACAGCACCGTCAATGCGTGCGAGACAACCAGGCGACGCGGCCAGTACGGTCGAAGGTCCGTCGTGGTCATCGCGTGTGAGTTCAGCCCATTCACGACGGTGAATGTGTCCGTAGACGACGCTGACCTTCTCATTCGCCAGATACTTGTGGCTTGTGGACCCTGACGAATGAACCTTGTCGCCGTGGATAATCCGCAGTTTGTCGGTCACCCAGACGTGACTTGCTGGGTAGCCAGGTCGGTATTCAATGTTGATGTGTGGTTCATCGAACCGACACAGGAACGGAACCGACATGACAGGCCAGCCTTCAGGTTCCATGCCACGACGCAAACCAAACGCGGCTGACGCGTTCTGTAGCAAGAACTTCGATAGGCGTTCTTCGTGGTTCCCAGCCAGCCAGACGATCTTCGCGTGTGGTGCGACCCGTCTGAGTTCCGCACCGAACACTGTCGCCCTGTCAAGCGTTGCCTGTGTTGTCTGCTGGTAGGCAGGTGTGGTGACGTACTTGCCGAGTTCTGCTAGGTCCAGGTTGTCACCAACACACACAACCAGATCGGGGTCTGCGTCTTTCGTTATGGCGAGGGCGATAGCAATAGCGTCTTCGTCGTGAATCGCTTCTAGTTCCCCATGCTGATTGTGGAAGTAACCGAACTGAATGTCGGGAATGACAACGCAGGTAGGCCATTCTGTCTGCTTTCGTTCGGTCTTCGGGGCTGGCAACTTGATCGCTGGACCCTGCTGAATAACAGGCCACTGTGGACCTTCAGCCCACTTCGGTGAGAGTTGGACACCAACCAGGTCGTGAATGTTTGCTTCGCCTGTCTCGTTGTCCTTGGTGACTGACTGGTACAGGCTGACGCGCTTGACTGCGCCTACTTCGTCAATGTCAATGCCGTTGCGTTCCAGCAGTTCAGCGATACGACCTAACGCCAGTTTCTTCGACGGGGCTGGTTCTGCTTGTCGTGCTATCTCGTCACGAATGGTCACACGAACATTCCTTGCGTCGGTGGCGGTAAACAGACGAACTGCCAATGTCGTGACCCCAGACCTTCAAGGCGCGTGTGATTGCTGACCCAGGAATGTCGGGGTTCTCTAATGCTTGAATGACTTCGGTTTGTTCTTCCTTGGTCATCTTGTCCAACACCTGACGCATAACGCAGACCGCACCAGCCTTCACTGTTTGCGCTCTGGCAATCTCGCTGAATGATTGACGTGCCACCTTGTCCCCTCTCAGGTAGTTACCGTAAGAAGGTTACCAAGTTGCTGTCTATGTGTCTTCGATGTTGTCGCTGTCGTCGTCGCTGACGAATAGTGCGCCAGCGAAGTGAAGAACGAGAGACACGATGAAGATTGCGCGTGCCTGCCGGAATGTTGCCCCTGACAATGTGATGAGGACCAGCAACACCCCTGAGATGGTCCAGACTTGTGCGTGTAGTTCCTTGATCAGTTTCACTTCAGTTTCCTTCGTCCCCCTGGGGTTGCTGTGGGTAGGGCGAAGATCACCGCTGTAACTGCGACAATCGTTCGTCGCTGAGCGACTGTGATGGTGGAACCCGCTGGCACATACTCGTCGTACCCGCCAGCGAAGATGTTCACCTGGGCTTCCAGTTCTTCCTTATCGTCGTCTGATAAGGCTTGTGGGGTTGGCGTGGTGGGCGCAGTGCTGGTCGTCGTCGTAGACGTGGTGATGGTCGTGGACGTACTTGTGGTGGTCGTTAGTTCGACCGTGGCGACAGGTGCGACAGGTTCAGGGTCTGGTGCTGTGGCAGGGACAGTCTGTGCTGGGGCAGTAGTAGGCGCGGTCGTCGTCCCAACTGTGGACGTGGGTGCTTGCGATGTAGTCGGGGCGACCGTTGTCGTGGCCTGAGTTGTGGTCGTCGCTTCTGTCGTGGTTGTGGGTGCTTGTGTTGTCGTTGGGGCGATAGTGGTAGTTGGTGGCGACGTGGACGGTGGCACGACTATTGGCACTGGTGACGGTTCTGGCGAGGGCGTAGGCAAGGGCGCGTTCGTAGGCGCGTCGGTGTTCGCAGTCGTCGTAGGTGCTTCCGTGGGTAGCGATGATGATTCCCCAACTGTCGTGGTGGTCGTCGGCTCTGGAACTGTAGTGGTGGCTTGTGTGGTCGTGGTTGTAGTAGCGGGTTCGCTGGTGGTCGTTTCTGGTGCTGTGGTCGTAGTTGCTTCGGTCGTGGTTGTCGTGTCTGCGACAGTCGTCGTCGTGCTGGTAGTTGTCGTGCTTGTCGTGGTCGTGGTTGGCTCACTGCCGATCAGTTCCACACTGGTGACGCGTGGGCCATAGAACCCA